AAGCCATAATTTATCACTATCTACAAATGTTGGTATAATATTTATGTATTGACCATTATTTATATACTTAGACTGATAAAAAACTCTTCTTATTGTATCATCTGTATTAATTATATTTCTACCTCCGAAAGAATAAGAAATTTTTTCTCCATTATTGGATATAGTATTAAACATAAAAGCTCCATTGTTCTGTGATTCAGCTTTAGATAATACAGCAGCATCACCATTAGAGCCGATATTTATCCTAATTCTTTCATAATCGGCAACAACTGTATAGTCCTTCAAAACAGGGAGACCGGTCACCTTGCCGAAGTCGTTGATTCCGTCTAGGCTGAGAGCGTGTTCGATGGTGGGGAGGACTTCGATAGTAATATCCAAATCTATATTTTCTGGGTTAACTTTAAATCCTATCCAAACATTAGATAAAATTTCTGCTGGGACAAATATAGTGCTCTTAGGACAAACATATTCTCCATCTTCAGTGATTCTAATCGAGGTAATATCACTAACATTATCTTCCGAAACATAATTATAAACAACATTTTGACCTTCTTTAAGTCCGGTTACTTTGAGTTTAAAAGTAGGAATAGAAACTTCATTAACTGTTCCGTCTTTATAAACATAAGTAAACAATAAGGCTAAATTATCATTTGCTTTTGTGAGGTGGATAGAATTTCCAGTAAGCTCAAATATAAAATCAGTATTATTACTACTAGCCATTTTATCCCAAGTTTTATTAGCACCAAACACAACCGGATAGCTATTGATACCACTCTCCCCTTCCCAACCGATATTGTTTAACTGGATGTTGTGACCTCCTACAAAGTCGATCAACTGATCGTTAAACTCTGCATGGTTCTCGTTGGTGATACCCTGCTTCTTGATGTTGTAGTACAACTGAGGCTTGATGATCTGTCCCGGACGGTCAAGGTTATAGTAGGCGATGATCTGATTGATTTCGTCAGTGGTCAGAACTTTATTAGCGATGAATCCTCCTGCGTAGGCAATTTTAACACATTTTCGAGGAACATTATTTGTATCAAGATATCCGATAACTGAAAAATAATCAGCAACTCCAGCAGCTGTAGGATAGCTAGCAGTGAAATCATTCTTATCTCCTAAAATATCATTGACAACCGTAACATTTCCTATCTCGTTAATACTTGGGGACGTATATCCACAAATATAATATTTGCCATTAAGGCCATTCCTTTCGAACATATTATTCCGGATAAACCTTTTGCCCAATACATTGACATGATCAGAGCCTATATCGGAAATATAGTTAATTATGCTAATGACAGTACATTCCTTGCTATCTCCTATCATTTCGTCAACGGTCTTTTCGCTGACGATCATGTCGTCTACTCCGTCTGTACATAGCCAGCCTTCGAAGTCGGTTCCCGGTAATCCATACCCACTGCCCTCCGTAAATCCGAAGTTCAGCAGGCGCATGTCATTCCCGTTTGGTGTCAAGTCCTTCAAAACAGCCCGGTCAGGGTCGTCGTTTGTCTTGCCCCAGGTGGATATAGCCATCTTGACGTGGCTGAGTAGTTCGGGGTCGATGTAGGGACGACCGGAGCCCGAAGAAGCTACCGGAACTCCCAAGCGTATCGCATTCATGCGAATAGGATCAAGCCCTATCGCATCAAGCTTAATTGGATTTAATCCTATTGCGTTCATTACTCTTCTGATTCAAAAATAGAAGCCTTTACCGGTTCCGTTTCACATTCGATTTTAAGATACTGTCCGGGGATACAACCGACAACCGGACAAGCAAACACTTTTGTATAGCCTCTACTCGGCAGTGGAGAGTAATTCTGCCCGTCATAGCTTATATACACCCAAAGTTTACCGCCTTTTTCAAATGTAATCTGCAATCCTACTTCCGCAGAATTTACCTGAACGGCATCGCTTACATAATTCTTCGCACCCTTCGTAAAGGTTATAGCTGTTTCTTTCATGATTATTCCTCCTATTTTTTTGCTGTTATCACTGTATTTCGTAAAAAATTCGGATACTCTGCCCGCACATCAAAACAAGGACACGCCTTGATAAATTCTGCCGGTTCCACCTCACCCGATCCATCCAGATCAGGTGAAGCATCCCGATGACCGAGCAGCTCGATGATATCATACTCTTTACAGAGCTTCGCTATCAATTCGCGCAATGCTGTTTTTTGCTCGACAGTACGAGTATCGGCCGGTCTTCCACTCGCGTCCAGACCACCGATGTAGCAGATACCGATACTGTGTTTATTATAACTAATACCGGAAAAACCTTTTGTGTTACAATGCGCTCCGTCAATGGATAATGACCGGCCGTTTTCTACGGTACCATCTAAATCAATTACAAAGTTATAGCCAATTTGATTAAAGCCACGCGCCCGGTGCATCCGGTCAATATCCTTAGCTCGCAAGTCTTGCCCGGCAAGTGTTGCCGAGCAGTGAATGATGATTGAGTCTATATCTTCTCTTTTCATATACTTTTCCTCCTATAAAATTAATGTTAATACTCCCAACGCCAAACCTCCGCAATCACAGATAATATCCTTGATGGAAAACTCGCTTTTCTTACAATACTTGTCGTATATTTCCTTCAGAATAAAGATCGCAACGGTTATAGCGACCGCTAACCATAGCGGAATATATTTTGATAGCCACATAACCAAATTCTGGCATACTATAATGTGGGCTATGCCGTCTATGCCTATCATGGATAGAAGCTTGCCGGCTAATGCGCTGATTTTATTTATCATATTCATTTTCTATTTTATAATTTATTACTTTTGCAAAAAATGATACACCTATGGATATTTCAGAATTAATAAAAAGCTATAACGCTGAACAAAAGAATGTATTTACAGGATTTTGCATACAACTGCCACTATGCTTTTCTATTTTGTATTTATATATACCAGAGTTTAAATCTCTCGATGTATATTTGCAAATCATATTTACGGCAACTTCTTCTATATTATCCATTTACTTTTCTTTTATATGGTTATGTCTATGTTCTTCTATATCAAAAAGAAGATACAAACTAGAAGCCTTTATACTAATTCTTCCCATATTAGTGACATCGTCTAAATTACTTATATCTCCTTCAGATTACATCCTAGGATATGAACATGCTTTAACTACGTTTCTTCAAGCTTCTGCGATTCTTTACACTCCTTTTGCCATTTTTGGGCTTATTCTCCGCAAATGCATAGAGTATGATAAAAAGCAAAAAGGGAAGAACATAAATAATAGTGTATAAATTCATACTTACTTCTCCTTTTCTATAATCTCCTTCACATCTTCTTTATCAACCTTGAACACCTTCTTTCCAAAGACTCCCAAAGCTCCAATTACATTTATATTGATCCCCTTTGGTTTCAATATATTGCCGACAATCGAACACCCTTCAATAAAGCATACCAATAAGCAGGAATATACATCGATAGGATATTCGCTATGACTTGCCACAGTGATCATGCAGACCATGCAGACAAAAGCAAAATAAGTAACCATCTTTCCCATAGTAGCGCGAATTGCACGAGAGAATCTGACTTTTTCACCCATTAGCATACTTTTTCTGACACCGAAGAGAAGATCACAAAGGATTACCGCGCATGATACAATCAGCCACGGAATCATATTCTGCAATGACTCGGAAACAAATGCGGTAGCGATTGCCGCAAATCCGCCTGTAGTTGTATGTACTATAGCTTCCTTCATAGCAAACAAGTCAAGTAAACGGTTAGCAATGAAATTAACTCAATCCAGAACATCGATTTGCATGCCGTCAGGTCCCATATAAGGTTTCCGGACCAATTCTTGACTACAAACGTTATCGCGTAGATCAGAAATGCAGCCCATAGCAGCAGCCAATACCACGAATTGCATCCTACCCATATTTGGGAGAATACAAGCGACATCACCGCGCCGGCTATATGAGCTTTCTTGTGTGCTCCTTTAAAATTCGGGGATACTCCCAATACAATCATTCCGACTACAGAAAGAAAGATCAGGAACTGACTGTTTTCTGTACTTGCATCCAATGCGGCCGGAAGCAACAACAAAGACGGGAGAATCATGCATATACCGAACCAATACCTGTTACTCAGAATGTAATAGGTATCGGAAATAGAATAAGGGATACCCTTTGTCTTGTAAATCATCACACCAACATAAGATGCGAAAACCAATAATGATAGTATTGCCAAAATCATAGTTTTATCTGTTTATAATGAAAACTCTAGTTTATTCGGATAACCGGTCTTGTAGTTGTAAGACTCGACTTCCTCTCCCGTCTGCAATCCCCGAACGAAAGCAATATGCTGCTGCGTCACATTATAGCAATCAAGAGCATATAACTCTAATGAGTTCAGCATAAGGAGAGCACTTGAAACAGGTATCGTATACTTTACCGCATCAAACCATAAAACGGTATCCAGTCTTCCGGCCTGCTTCTCAATATTGATTGAGTTAACAAGACCTACGCGGTCCTCTTTGGTAAGCCACATTCTCTTTCCGGAGAGAGTGAATGAATTCACAGCGTCTGACTTGTCATAAGCATTAATATCCGCTATCTTCATCTCTTTTAGTTCATCAAGGGTATACTCATGATCAACCAATACGGGATAGCCGCTTTCGTTCTCCCTTATTTCCTTTCCGGATGACTGACCGTCCAGCAACTCCTGCCAGTATTCTTCCGTTATCTCTACTGAACCTTCTTGTGGCTCATCGTAGAATCCTTGTTTCCAATATTTTGCCATAATATTATTTATTTCCAACGCCCAACGGCTATCCAATAAAAAGGATTAGTTCCCGCGCCAGTACCATTACTATCCCCAACGGTATATCTACTACGTATTCTAAAAAGGTTTGTACCTACCGATATTATAAAACCAGAAACAACATTCATACCGCTGCCCGGTTCGTAGTAGGTAATCACAGGAACATAACTGGTATTATAAAATGATAGTGGTAAATACACATAGGTGTCGTTGCTTGAGCTTGACTTGTATCCCCACTGAATCAATAAACCATTATTAAACTTAGCATATCCGTTCATGCCCAAGGATACAGTCATAGCGTTAGACAAGTCTGCCTTTGCCAAGTCGGGAATCATGTTCAGCAATTCTACAACTCTATCCCCTGTAAATCCGCTATTATAATCACTCATGCAAACTCTTTTTTAATCACATTAAACGTACTTCCATCTGACAACAAGAAACGTCCTTCAGCAACAGCAAATGCCTGTCTCTTGCCTATTTGGGAGATGGTAGTGGAGACAGATGCCTGTACTCCACTATTAGTTGTCCTAAACACAACAGTCTGCTCCCTGTCGAGTCCTTCGTTGGCAACATCGCTTGACACGCTTGCGGTTCCATTTGAACCGGGAGTGATAACGATGTTGCCTTTTCCTTCTTTCCAAGGAATCTGCATGCTCATTATGCGGCAGTCCAAGAAGTGTTAGACGTAACATTGACGGATACAGCAGATCCACTCTGAGGAATAATAATTTCCGTCGGAGAAACAGACAATGTAGCATCACCGGCAGCCTGTTTGATAGCAATCTGAGCAGCCTGTCCTCCATTCGCTGTTACCTTTAAGGTTCTAACGACCTCTTCGATAGTATCGTTTTTAGGTAATTCCAACTCGATAGAGAAAGGAAATTCCGCAGTAGCCCCCGGGTCACCGGTAATAGTAGCCGCATTGTTAGTCTGAGTTCCATTCGCGCTATACTTTGTAGGCAACGTTACATCTGTTACGCTTCCCGCCCACGCAAACGTCAATTTCGAAGAGTTTGTTTTACCCTCGACGGTCACTGTTCCTGCTGTTTTAGGAGCAGACATCTCAGAACCATTATCAAAGGAAGCAAACTCAGACTTCGGTGACTGAGTTACCTTATAGGTCGAAGGAGTGGATACACCGACACCGGTCACCGTTACTGTTCCTGTACGGGCAGTACGCCCTGTGTGAGCGTCTGCGCTATTTGCAATTGTCCCGTTACCTGATCCGGTAGACGGATTTAACTTTAACCAACTAGGTTTTGCCATAATACAAAATTTAAATAAAACAATTCAATTAACTATATCATTCTTCCTGCACAGCATGCCATACCACATTGGACAACACATCGACATTATCCTCAAAGTTGTTCGAAGGCATCAGCCATATGTAATCAGGGTCAACTTTTAAATAAGCCTGTTTACCAACATCACAGACAACCCCTATCGACACCTTCATGCCCGTTGCCGAAGCGGAAACCTTCATCTCATCCGCTTTGGCCGAGACATTTCCAATGCCCTTGACAGCCTCGATATGTACAGATATGCATCCCATTTTACACTGTCTTTATACCGGTATTCATCTTATCTACCTCTACTCTTGTTCCGCCTTCATAGTCGGAGTCAGGAAGGTAAGCCGTAGTCTCCAGCCAGATTTCCCCCGATCCGATTATCTTTGTGTCTATGTAGCAGGTGTAGCTATTCTCATTGACGCGGATCATCTCAGACTTCTTTATTATCTGTGACGCATTCGAACAGTAATAGACAAAGAAGCGGCATGAGAAGTCTATATCGTCCATCGTCAATCCAGAAGGAAGGTCGATGGAGATGACTGTTTTAATTATCGTTCCTTTTACTCGCATATATGTTATTTTTTTAAGTCTATTTTCATAAGTTATTATATTATGCCGTTTTATTCCTTCCTATAACTACGACCTCAAATGCACTATTAATCCATCCCTGGTCTTTATGAAATGTCTTTACTGTAAAAGTATTGGACTGTTTATCGGATATTATACAAATAGTCCAATTTTCATTTACCCCTGTAGCTATTATAAAATAATCAGTATGATTTAAATCGTGCCGAAAGACATAGTTACCTGTATCCGTCCTGCTGACACTCATATAACACCCATCCCCCCATCTGTTTGATATACCACCTGCTCCTGTGATGCGTCCAGCCCATAACGCTCCCGGAGCATTCCATTTTTCGCCTTTTCTCTGAATAAATTCATGCGATCCAGCGCTTGAAATCGCATTAGATGCTCCATTACCAAGAATACTTAATACGTCTTTACCCGAACCTCCACTAAGACTCACAGCAGATCCTTTGTCATTTCTTACTGAAAGTAGCGCAGCAGCAGGATTTCTCATTCCATACTCATTTATGCGAAGGAAATGAACACCATCCTCTTCAATTAAGATTGATCCATTCTCATTTAGAGAAGAAAGCGCATCACCCTCAATTTTAAAGCCCGCTATTTTCCCACCATCGGCCTCAATAGTTCCTTTGAATATGTACTTCTTAGTTAACGGATCAAGTTCAAAGACTATCTCATTATCAACCAGTGCGAAAATTCCGGTACGCTTTTCTCCGTCAACTGTGATACAATCTCGACCAATAGCAACTCCGGTCAGTTTACCATTGCTATCCTTCGTACCAGAAAACATCTTTGGGGATACGATATACTCCCCGTCAATCTCTGTCTTATTATTATTCCATTGTTCGACCCAAGGGAGTAGATTCGCGTCTTTTCCGTCCTCTCCCGGAATACCAGGTTCACCCGGTTTACCATCCTTCCCGTAATGACCAAAGAGACGATAGTTCTTATACTCTCCCCACTTTCCATCTTGCAGAGTACGCTCACAAGTGTACTCATAAGGATAAGTTTCCGATGCTCCACGAGGATTATCCACCCACCAGAGCACATCTTCCCAGTATGTTTCATTAGTCGGAACAATCCCCGAATGCGCCTGAATAGCTACCTTGTATACATCATTGTATTTTACTATGTTACCTGCCGAATAGAATTTTGAGCTACTGTATTCAGGAGCATCACCAATGTATTCGTTAACATATTCGTTGGATGCCGGAAGGTCAATAACATTACGCTTAGACTTTGCAAGCAGGTAAACCTGCTCCTCGGTCTTGGAGTCCGTTGGGAATATGACAGGTTCGCTCCAGGAAGGAGTTGTTTTACCATCAATCACTGCAGTGGAATACCAACAGGTAGTAGGATCGAGCATACGAAACTTGACTCTGTCCTCGTTACTACTTGTGCTGCTGTCTTTCGTGTATACAATTTCAACAAAGTGACTGCCGGCTGTAGGCACTGCAATATCCACCACCGCATTGGTTACTCCACTTCCCTCCCAGGCATGTTCGTTGGAACTGCTATATGATGTATCAAGGGCTTCTACGATACCTTTGTCGTAGTTCTGCTCGGATGATACATCAATCTCTATATGTATCATCTGATTAGCTCTTCTTGTCGTAAACGACACTCTTTGCTTGTATGTCGAGGAATGAGATGTAGGAGATGGAGAGACATAGTAATCACCGTCTTTTGTAAAGTTACCCGAATAAGAGAAGGTAATATCCTCCCGATCCGGAGAAAGGGACCATCCTGCCGGATTTGCACCGGTAGGCGTAGCAGGCTTTCCGAAAGCATACTTATACCGTAGCTCCGTATATTTACCCGGTAATCCCTTGAATCGTATAGGATCACCCCATGTGCCGGAAGAAGCGCTTGAAGCGACCTTCTGAGAAATCCAGACAACATCTTTTGTTGCGTTAGTGTGCCATCCTCCGCTTGTCCCGCTTCCGGTCGGACGGGATGGTTCATCTTCGCTGTCATGGTATGTAATGAAAACACTCAGGCCATCCGTGCCGTCAGTACCATCTGTTCCGTCCTGACCGTCCGCAACCATCAACTCCCAAGCGGCGCCGTTATAGATATAGACGATACCATTACTGGTATTGCGATAAGCCCAGTTTTTTTGAGGATTGGCAGGAGCGCTTGATAAATCCCCTTTCCACGTAATACTGAGCCCGTCTTTACCATCTTCACCATTTATACCGTCAAGCCCCTTCTTCCCGTCTGAGACAACAGCAATCGTTTCGCGGTCGATCAGTACTACTCCCGATGTTTCATTGTAAAGCCGGAACTGTATCTTATCTGTTATCCCGGAGACGGATATTTGCTTATCCGGAGTATAGCTAGTCGCATTTCCTGAGTCTATAATATAATCCATTGAGTAGCCAACTGGCAGAGAGGATACGACAGTAGAAGCTCCGTCGGTCTTCATCACCCGGCAGGATATATTCGAGACATCACTGTTCCCGTCAGCATCTCTCTTTATGATATTGGTCGATGGCTGAAGCGAGTAAATGACCGCGTTCTGACCATTTGTTCCGTCAGTCCCATCCTCTCCATTCTCCCCCGGCTTCACTTTGTTTATCGATAAATGCAGGGTACGTTCATACTGAGAACCTTTGTATGTTACCCGTCCCGTTATGGGTATACGAATTACATCAGCCACCGCAGCAGTAATAGCTGTTACCTTAACTATCCCTGTGCTACGATCAGCCGTTGCTGTCACGCCTGTGATGCTGCCTACAGAAAGAGAATCAAGAGGAAGCTCGGTTGTTCCGTAGAACATAGAGAATGTTGTTGTGACAGGTAAACCGAATACCACCGTCCCGTCCAGAGAGCAAGCTACAGACTGCATTTCATCGTCAAGATCAGCAGAGATGCTTCCTTCTCCGTCAAGACCATTCTTACCATCCTCAGTCATCACATACCATGCGCCATCCTGGTATACGTAGCATTTCTTGTCGGTAGTATTACGATACCAGTATCCGTTCTGAGGATTTGCCGGAGCAGAAGAGAATTCCCCCATAAAAATGAGGCTTGTACCGTCTTTGCCGTCAGTACCATTCGTACCGTCTTGCCCGTCTTTACCCGGTTCGCCCTTGAGATTTTCCTTTGTTTCCTCGTCCAGATTATCCCACGTTAAGACCACTCCCTTCATGGAGCACACATATTTTTTTTTCGATGCGTCCCAATACCACGAAATGGCACCTCCGGCTATGTGACCGGATTTATCTGTAGCAAATCGGGCTGATCCGTCTCCAAACTCAGCAGTACCGTCCGGATAGATACAGTAAACGACATGCCCTTTAGAGTCTGTACCTTTGATCATACCATTTTCGCAATAGAAACCCTTAAGCCCGTCTGTTCCGGGAATATCACCGCCCATACGGATTTTCGTACAACCGGCAAAACTCTTGCTGTTGATACCAAACAGAATATCGATTGCAGGCTGTCCACCTTCATCGGCATGCAGATAGATCGCACTCTGACGATTTACATTCTTCGAGTTACCGAACTGGACAATCTCATCACTGACAGCCGGAGTAGTCATACCCGACAATGCCGGATCAACAGCCTCCATGCCGTCTGTGTAACCTATACCGCCGGTGAACTCACTGACAGGTATGACGATTGTATCAACACCGTCAATCTTGCGTATTTCGGCTATCTCGACCCAATAGCCTTTAAGGGTACCATTCGTCCAATCCTGGCACCGGATGAAATCGTGTGCGACAAAAGACATCTCATCCTCTATGGTGACCAGCCAGTTTTGTCCGGACTCATCCAGCGTGGCAGTCTTTATACGACCGCATGCCTGAGTGATACCCAGTGCACCCTTCACCGCGCGGATCTTCTGAATAAGAAGCTCAAAAACGACCATTGTCTCGCGAACAACGAGACTGTCTATCTCCAGTTTCCATTTACCCTTGATATACTCCCACAGCTTCCATCCATGACCGGCAAATCCGGACACGAAGTCTTCGACGTATTCCTTTACGCCGTTCGACAACTTACGTCCTGTCGCTTTCACAGAACAAAGAAATCCGTAGAACTTACCGTTACTTAGTATTGCCATATTATTCTAATTCTTCAATCAATGAATCTTCAACTTCTTCTATCAATTCTCCGCCACGAACTACAAGGCCACCGTTAGCTGCAGAAAATCCTTCCGACACAAATCCCTTACCGAAAGTTATCAATCCTTCTGCTTTGTCATCTTCAATGCTGCTAAGGGAGCGACGTTCAATCTCATCAATAATTCTTTTTGCCGAAAATGTATTGCGATCCGTAGGAACAGTCTTGTCATTCAAACCGATGAGATATATACTCGTTCCTCCACTTCCTGACACAGAACCGGTATATGCCTGTCCCTTGTATGTAAGAGAATCAAGTTTGCTTTCTATCTCGCCTATACGCGAATATGAGGCAGTCTCTCCAACCGTATAAATTGGATGATCGTAAGGAATATCCAGCGGCCACTCAAAACCAATTATTCTGGATTGTCTGCTTTTAGGAAAGAAAGCCTTATTGATCAGGTTAACTTTGTCTCCCACCTCATAGGTGATAATATTCTCATTATTATAGATGAACTCAGGGTCCATATCACAATCGTAGGTGGAAGGATCAATCATAGACTTTTTGACATAGTCTTTTGCCTTTTTCAATAACTCATCTTCGGCCTCCGGAATCAATTCTTCTGAGACATAAGCCGTATCAAAACCATAAAGAACATATGTGTCAGAATCAGCAGGAAACAAAATGTCATCAGGAAGGTAACGGCCGTAATCCTCATTACGCACAATTTCGAAAGTGGTACCGGAATCATCACTCTCCTGCAGAAGTAACTCAAAGTCCAGGCCGGCGAGTTTGCCCGTCTGAAAGGTCAAGCGGAAACTTTCTCCGTCCAGCCGGAAGTCATTTGTAAAATTCTTCAACCCTGCATCCTTGAACGTATAGATACGATACTTGTCTCCGGTTGGATTGTCGTCCTCGTCAAGTTCATCTTCCTCCCGGTATGTTACATTTGATAATGTGCCGACATATTTGGGATGTTCATCTTCAAAGATGACAATTCCCTCTACAGCTTCTTCCTGCGACATCTCCACATTATTATTGTCATCATAATGAGTTTCACCAATGTATATACGTTCTCCAGTAGGACTATAACGGTAAGCATCCACATAAGGAACTTCCTCCGGGAGCATAAGACGTTTCTGGACCACACCATTTAAAGTAAGCTCCTTGTCATCTTTGCTAAAGTAGCTGTCAGGAACCTTTCCCTTAATGATGTTGTCAATTGTATATCTATCACCGAGCGAGGCCGTTACTCCGCTAGGCAATTGTATTACGTTAGCGGAATCACCGATTAAATGGTCCGGATTATATACACAGGAGAATGTCTTACCCGAATTTAGTCCGGAAAGAAAGGTCACTGTAGCATCTGCCGACGATCCTTTGAATAGAGTTATATCATACGAAACATAAGCCGAGAAAGAATCATTCAGAATAGAGGATTCACGGGATGGGACATGTGCGTATATCCTGATCTTTAAATCAGTAGCATTCCCTTCAATCTGCAAAGAAGAAGCGACAGCAAACACAGCAGAGACTTCGTACTGCTGCTCTTGGGATAAGGTAACCGTTTGATTACCTATAGAAACTTCTTTAGTTACACCAGATAATTTATAGACATAAGATGCCCTCAAAACATAATCACCGGCAGGAAGAAAAGAACGTCCTGATCCGATTGAAGGAATAACCGTGGATACATTAATTGATATGCCTTCTCCTGATGAAACCTTATAATCTCCTGCAGGTAACGAAGTTACGATATCAGTGTCATGCGTCCATTCTACATAAGATGCAGTAAAACTGCCACTACCTATACTTTCCTTTACCGGATACTCTTCTTTGTGAACGACGCGACTTGGGAAATACTTTACATCAAGCGGTCTTGCCGTATCGGATATTTCCCTACCGTTTGCCTGCTTGACATCAAAAATAAGATTCTTACGGTAAGTAGAAGGAATGTTTCGCGTTGAACCAAAGGCATAAACACGAGTAGCGAAAACCGTCTGACTATCGCTACGCTGCATGGAGCTTACGTTTACATCCTCAGTATCTGTCAAATCTCCGGCCTTGAAATCTACGGGAGAGCTGTATTCGCAACGTCCGAAATGAATTGTCTTATCAGTTATCCACCATTCACACTCCCATGTCTCCGCCATTTGGGTAAGGGCATCAATCAGGTTTACGCTATCATACGAAACGAGCTTGGAAGTGTTTTCAACCGTAGTGTCAATCTCATATTTAAAATCCTCTTCTCTATATTTGTATCCGAGTGATTTCAGGTTATCAAGGAAGACTTTAAGATGAACGTCAAGAGTGGCTGTCAGGTTCCAGCTCGCCTCGCGACCGGTACTCTCCGGAGTATAGAAAAACTTCTTGTTTTTCCACTTCCAGTAGTAGGCGTCCAGCCGGAGTTCGTAATCATAACCACCGGTTGTAGAATTATAGGTGGGCTTGTACAAGTCTACAAGCTCAAACATGCCAATTTCGTTATCTATACCATCTCCTAGTTGAAAGTAGATAGGATCTGCAAGAGAAAACTTCAAAGTTATATAGTCTTCCTTCATCAGAAGAAAGTGCCGCTTTGATCCTTCGTTGATAGAAGTAGAAAAACGAATGTTGCCGGATATGTCTTTGATGTCTATCATAAGTTTCGTATACCTTCATACGATGTTTGATACAAAAATACAAAAAATGACATTAAAAGTGTCATTCTAATCGTTAATATTTCTATCCATAGGATTAGGTTCTACTATCTTTAATGAAAAGTGGGCGATTCCCCTCATAAACTGAGTAAATTGATTGCATGAAAGATATATTGTGCGATAAACTATATTAGGCTGATATTTAGACCTAATATTTAATACACCAGTAGCCAATTCCTGACAGAAGCTATCATACTTTTCAAAAAACTCATCTTCATTTTTAGCAGTGAGATTAATGGTTAAGGTGAGACTACGCTCATCTACTTTTGGGGTAGCGGCTATTACACGCTTGCCATGTTCTAGTCTTGATTTATTCTCTATAAACTCTTT